GACTGTGCGGAGCGGGTTGCGCACCTGCTCACGGACAAGCGCATCAGCAGGGCGTTGCGCGTGGCGAGGCGGCACGCCATGGGGCAGGCGACGGACAAGGAATTGGCAGCCGCAAGGGCCGCCGCAAGGGCCGCCGCATGGGCCGCCGTAAGGGCCGCCGCATGGGCCGCAGCAAGGGACGCCGCAAGGGCCGCAGCAATGGCTGCCGCAATGGCTGCCGCAGGCGCAGCAAGGGACGCCGCAATGGCTGCCGCAATGGCTGCCGCAGGCGCAGCAAGGGACGCCGCAAAGGCCGCCGAAGAGGCATGGCAAACGGCCCGCCTGCGCAAGCTACTCACTGACGGCGCATGGTCGCCGGTGGAGGGGCAGGTATGACAAAGCGCAAGAAAATGACGCACGTTGCGCGTGCTGCGGGAAGTGGCGAAGGGGGAGAAGTGAGAGACGCAATCAAACGACTGCGCCAAGCCTCGCAGAACGAGCATACGACGGTTGCTCTCGCAGACGCGCTGCGCTGGAGGGATGCCGAACTCAAAGCTCTCCGCACCCGCGTGAAGGAGTTGCAGCGCGAGAACAGCGACCTGCAATGGCGCATCGCCCGACTGGCGCAAACCGCAGAGGACTTGTATCACCAAGTCGATGAGTGGAAGCGAGCGGCGAAGGGGGAGAAATGACCAAACCAAAGGTCTATTTGAAAGATGTCGTACGCGTGCAAAAAGACATCATCGAGCGCAAGGACTCCGAGATCGACAAACTGCTCGACCGCATCTTGGAGTTGTCGCGCGAGAACACCAACTTGCGATGGCGCATCACCGAACTGGCACAGACCGCAGAGGACTTGCGCCACGAAGTCGATGAGTGGAAGCGAGCGGCGAAGGGGAAGAAATGAGCACTTGGCAGTGTCCAGACTGTGGCAGCATCGGCACTCCGTATGTAGCGGAGATTGATGCTTTGCGCGCCCGCGTGGCCGAGCTGGAGCGCGAGAACGAAAACCTCAGACAAATCCCGTGCTGGGTCGAATCGGAGGACGGCAATCCCGGCTGGGGCAAGACGGCGGACGCGGTCGAAATGCTGGGCAAGGCATACGCGCGGATTGAGAAGCTGAAGAAGATTGAGACGGCCCTGCGCGATCTGGTGGACAACATCAGCACGCCGACGCTGGACGACCCGAGGCTCGATTACGTCGAGGTGCAGGTGGACCGAAAAGCGCTGGCGCAGGCACGGCTAGCTTTGGTTGAAAAACAAAAGGCAAAAACATCGTGAAACCGTTTGCATGGTCGTACTCTGCACTCACGCGTTTTGAGAATTGCCCGAAGCAATACTGGCATCTCAACGTCGAGAAAGACTTCAAAGACTCTGATTCTGAGTTTGCTGCCGAAGGCAAACTGATCCATGACGCAATGTACAAGCGCGTGGTGAAGAACTTCCCTCTGCCCCTTGAGCTGCGTCCCTACGAACCGATCGCAGCAAAGTTTGCAGAAGCAAAGGGCGAGAAGCGTGGGGAAATGAAGCTTGCGCTTAACGAAGCATTGGAACCTGTAGACTTCTTTGCACACGATACGTGGGTGCGCGCTATCGTAGATCTTCTTGTTATAGACGGCGACACCGCGATCATCGTCGATTGGAAAACTGGCAAGCCTAAAGATGACCCTACGCAGATGGCTCTCACCGCTGCCGTCCTATCGCGCTGGATGCCGGAGATCAAGTTCTTCAAGACTGCGTTTGTATTCGTGAAACATCGAAAAATTATCCTGCACGTGTTTCAGCTAGAAGATATGCCTGATATATGGGCAGGGTTCTACACTCGAGTAAACAAAATGGTTGTAGCGCGGAAGACCGCCAGCTTCCCGGCGAAGCCTTCTGGCCTGTGCCGGTATTGCCCTGTTACTGACTGCGTACACAACACGAAAGAGTAAGTGTGACGATGGGAGACTTGAACTTTTCTCAGCCGCCATCTATTGCCGTGCGCAGTGAGATAGCTATGTGGCGTCTCAACAAATCGCTAGGCAAAAAAGTCAGAAAAGTAGAAGTTGACTACAGTTTTGAGTACAACGAGCACATCATTAGGGTTTCGTTTTTTAACGGACATATACTTACTTGCCGCGAAAGCGAACTCGACAGTGACGAGTTTCGTGCGCAATGTTTGATGGTCTACGACTTGCTAGGACCGTGATTCGTGACACCTGAAGGCAAAGTCAAAGCTGCTGTGAAAAAACTACTCAAGCAGTACCCGAACGTGTACAGTCACTGGCCTGTGCAAACTGGGTACGGCGCGCCGACGCTCGATTGTGTAGGCTCTATTGCGTCGAGTCTTTATCCTGGGCTCGGTGTCTCTTTTGCCATTGAAACAAAAGCGCCCGGTCAGCACCCGACACCCCGGCAGGAGCTGACCATGCAGAACATGCGCGCCGGTGGCGTTAAAGTGTTCGTGATCGGCGAGGCACAGGATGTAGCTGGGAATTTCACAGGCATGATTGAGTTGGAGCGATGGCTGGATCGACACTGCACGCGCGCGTCTCGCTAAAGCACCGCATGTTTGGCGTGCCGAAAGACCTTCGGCTTGCCAACGTAGTACCCGAAGCAAAGACGGTGGACGGCATGACTGTCGTCCCGCATTCGCTCGACACTACAAGGCTTGCGCGCAACCTTGGCTATAAAGTCGGCGCGCCGATTCAGTACTACTACGACTGGCGCAACAGCACCCCGTTCCGAACGCAGCGGATCACGGCGGGCATGTTGACGATGAACCGCCGCGCATTCGTGCTTTCGGAGATGGGCACCGGCAAAACGCGCGCTACGCTTTTTGCACTCGACTACTTGATGCTGGAAGGCGAGATTCGCTCGGCGTTGATCGTAGCTCCGTTGTCCACACTCTCGATGGTTTGGGATCGGGAAATCTTTGAACACTTTCCGGACCTCAAGACACGTGTTTTGCACGGGTCTCGTGCCAAGCGCCTTGAGCTGTTGTCCGAGCCTGCAAACATCTACATCATCAACCATGACGGCGTTGGTGTGCTGCGAGATGCGCTGATCGCGCGCAAAGATATTGACTGCGTTGTGATTGACGAGATCGCCGCATACCGTAACGCCACGACTGAGCGCTGGAAAGCCATGAACGCGATTCTTGGCGGGCGCAAGTACGTGTGGGGGCTGACAGGGTCCCCAACCCCCAACGCGCCAACAGACGCATACGGGCAGGTGAAGCTGCTCATGCCAAACAACGTGCCGCGACATTTCTCGCATTTCCAGAAAGCTACGATGCGCAAGGTGTCGCAATTCACGTGGGTGCCGCGCCCTGATGCCAACAACACTGTGTTCGACCTCATGCAACCTGCAGTGCGTTTCCGCCGTGATGAATGCGTCGAGCTGCCTCCTGTATCGTTCACGAGCAGGGAAGTCCAGTTTTCGCGTCAACAGGAGGATACGTACACACGACTGATGAAATTGCTGCGACTGCGTTTTGCAGAGGGGGAGGTGACTGCCGCCAATGAGGGCGTGCTTTTCTCGAAGCTGCTGCAGATTTCGTCCGGGTGGGTCTATACATCCACTGGCGATGTGGTAGACCTCAATCCTACTCATCGACTGGCAGAGTTGGAGAGCATCCTCGATGAGTCGATTTCCAAAGTCATTGTGTTTGTCGATTTTGTGCACGCGGCTGAGAAAGTGTTTCAGCATTTGCTTGCCAAGAAGTACTCAGTCGGCTTTGTAACAGGCGAAACCCCTAAATCTCAGCGCGACATTGTTTTCAGAGATTTTCAGCACAGCGATTCTCCAAAGGTTATTGTTGCGCATCCCAAATGTATGAGTCACGGTCTTACACTGACCGCAGCTTCTACAATTGTGTGGTATACGCCTACGACAAGTCTCGAGACTTACGAGCAAGCGTGTGCGCGAATCACACGACCGGGGCAAAATAATAAACAGCTCATCGTACACTTGACAGGCTCTAAGATCGAGGCGAAGCTGTACAAGCGCCTGCAAGGCAAAGCGCAGTTGCAGGGGGCATTACTAGAAATGTTCGAGGAGGAATCACAATGAGCGGAACAACTCCCGCCGAAAAAATCGCGCAGTACATCCGCTTGCGCGATCACATAAAGGCGGCGCAAGACGAGTTCGAAGCAAGTTTGGAGCGCCCAAAAGCGGCGATGAAAAAACTCGAGGCGGAGCTACTGGAATTCCTGAATGCCAACGGTAGCGATAACCTTGCTGTGAAAGGTGTCGGCACGGTCTATCGTACCAACCGTACGAGCGCCAGTGTCGAAGACCCTGCCGCGTTCATGGCGTGGGTGCGCGAACACGAGATGTGGGACGCGCTCGATATCAAAGCAAACAAAACGTTTATCGCTGAGCAGGCAGAAGCTGGTGACCTGCCGCCCGGTGTGAAGTTCTCAGTCACGCAAGCAATCAACATTCGGAGGTCTTGATGTCTGTCCCTGCCACAACTAGCAAAGTGCAGCTGCCTGCTGTTTTTGCCAAGCTCAATCCCCGCGAAGTCATCACCGAGATTACCGGTGGTGTGAATGCTGGGTTTCCGGTCATCTCGTTTCGCGGCAAGGTCTGGCGTGTTCGCAAGAGCGGCGAAGAGCATAATTACGTGAACGCGGATGGCGATGCGATGCCGTCTATTGAAGTGGTTCTCGTGCGTTCGAACCCGCATCTGTCGAAGCTGTACTACGAAAAGGGTTACGAAGAGGGCACGAATGAAGCTCCTCGGTGCTGGTCCGCTGACAGCATCAAGCCCGACGCAGCTGTGCCGAATCCAATTTCAAAGGCTTGTGCTGTTTGCCCAAAGAACCAGTGGGGCAGTGGTAAGCCGACGCCGAGCGGCGGCAAGACTCGTGCTTGCGCTGACTCGCGCCGCATCGCTGTAGCATTCCGGCATGAGCTGGAGGAGCGCGGCAGCGATGCCACGCTGTTCCTGTTGCGTATCCCTGCGGGGTCTCTGATGAGCCTCAAAGAGTACGCCGAGCGCACGCTCGCGCCGCGTGGGATCTATCCGTTCGCAACGGGTACGAAGATCGGTTTCGATGCTCAGGTGGCGCATCCGAAGCTCACGTTCCGGGCAACTACGTTGCTCGACGAAGATGAAGCCGCCGCTGTATTGGCTCTCCGCGAGAGCGAGATTGCGCACCGCATTCTTGCGGAGGCTGATGAGCTTGCGGCGGCGGGAACTACCGAAGAGGACGGCTCCGGAGCTACGGACGCTGAAACCGATTCGACTCCCGCTGCCGCAAGTGCTCCGAAGAAAGCCAAGCCGCGCCCTGCTGACGAGGAAGAGATCGAGGACGCGCCCCCGCCGCCCAAGCCGAAGAAGGTCATGGTCGAGGAAGAGGCTGAGGAAGCGCCTCCGGCACCGAAGGCCAAGCCGAAGAAGGTCATGGTCGAGGAAGAGGCTGAGGAAGCGCCTCCGGCACCGAAGGCCAAGCCGAAGAAGGTCATGGTCGAGGAAGAGGCTGAGGAAGCGCCTCCGGCACCGAAGGCCAAACCGAAGAAGGCGACTGCTGCACCCGCTACGGACTCTGACTTCGATGCCATGCTGGACTCGATCTTGAAGTAACTGCCGGAGGCCGCGCGGGACTGTCAGGCGAGGCCAACGAATTCTCCTCGCTACCGCGCGGTCTCCGACCTCCGGGGGTTGACGGAGTGACTTTGACTGAATTTTTCACGGCAGTCGTACCTGCCGGTCGGATGGTCGTCGCCAAACCGGTACCGACTTCGACTGGCGGGTTTGCGTTTCAGCACGCCTGTGTACAATCAGTAGCAGACGCGGTCGAGCTGGTCGAGCGCTACGCTCGAGACGGGTACAACGTCTACTTCGCGCTCGCGACTTACAAACAGGGCTTTCACAAGAACGCCGAGGGGAAGAAGGTCCTGCGGGTCCGGAGCAATGTGGCCCAGCTCAAGGCCCTGTGGCTCGATATCGACTTCAAAAGCGGCTACCCCACCGTCAAAGACGTGCTGATCGCCCTGCGGGCTTTCTGCAAGGCCACGAACATGCCCGCGCCAGCCATCCTCGTAGGCTCTGGGAACGGGGTGCACGTTTACTGGCCATTGACCGAGGCTGTGTCGCTGGACCGCTGGGCGAGGCTCTCCGAGGCGCTCAAAGCGGCAGCGAAGCAGCACCAGTTAGCCGCCGACCTGGCCTGTACCGCCGACGCCTGCCGGGTGCTGCGCCCTCCGGGCACTTTCAACTTCAAAGACCCCTCAAACCCCAAACCCGTCGAGATTCTGTACACGAGTGGCAAAACCTTTGAGTACGATGATTTAGACGGACCGCTAATGCCGTGGGTGCGGACGTCAAAGCTCGGATCTTCAGCCATCTCTCCAGACGCGATTGCTGAATTATCTGGGGGAGTCGAGCCTCGCAAGAGCGAGCCCAGCCGATTTGACGAGATCATCAAACACTGCGGCGTCGCCAAGCTTCACGCCGAGACTCACGGCAAGGACGCCACAGAGCCCGAGTGGACCGCCATGTTGCAGCTGCTGCGGCACTGCGAAGATGGAGACCTTTGGTTCCACGAAGTCAGCAACGGTCATCCGGGCTACAACCCTCGCAGCACCGAGCTGAAATGGCAGCAGCGCAAGCAGAACACGGCTGGCCCTACCCTCTGCCAGACTTTCGAAGGGTACCAGCCTGCCATTTGTCAGGCGTGCCCGCACTACGGTTTCATCAAGACCCCCCTGCAAGTCGGAGTCGAGAAGGTTGAACCGATCGACGGTTTACCAATCGGGTGGCGCGCGATCGACAACAACGGCGGCATCGAGCGCATGATGATTGTCGATGCAGGTGATGGGAAAACGACGAAGGAATGGGTGAAAGTGTTGCGGCACGTGCCTGTCGCACTGCGCGCAACGCGTTCCGTCGCCACAGGTAAGTACGACATTCAGTTTGACGTCAGTATCAAAAACTCAAGGCCGTGGTCGGTACATCTGCCCGGTTCGTCTCTCGGCAACCCCCGAAAGCTTACGGAACAGCTTGCCGACTGCGGCCTTGTCTTCAAAGGATCTGAATCCAAGAGCTTCCAAGACCTTATGAGCACATGGCTTGAAAAACTGCAAGCGGCCCGCCGCGTTGCCGATGTGACCGAGTATCTCGGATGGCTGGTCGCTGAAGAAGGCGGCGAGCAAAAGATCATCGGCTTCTCGTGCGGCTCTACAACGTTCTACGCTGACGGACGCGTGCGGAACGACGTTCGCGCTGCACGTGAATTCCGTGAAATTGCCAAGATGTACGAACCGCGAGGGACTATAGAATCATGGAAGAAGGTGGCCAAGTTCATTGCCGAGCAGAACAATCCAGCGTTTACAGCAATTCTTGCAGCCGCTTTTGGTACGCCATTGCTCAGGTTTACAGGACAGTCGGGAGCGGTACTGTCAATCGTTTCTACTGCCAGTGGTGTAGGCAAGTCGTCAGTGTTGAAAGTCTCACAGGCCGTGTGGGGCGGGAAAGACGCGATCAATTCGGTGGATGACACACCGAAGTCTGTTGCGCGCAAGCTGGGATTCCTGAAGAGCCTCCCTGCCTATTGGGATGAGCTTCGCGGCCGTCAGACGATCGAAGATTTTGCCAAGCTTGCGTTCCAAATCACGCAAGGCAAAGAACGCATGCGGCTTGACTCGAACGCGTCTGTCCGTGAGACCGGTTCATGGGACACGATGATTATCGCGGCGTCCAATGAGTCCATATTCGATGCGATGGCACGTTATGCGCAAGGCACCGATGCTGGTGTGGTGCGTGCTTTCGAGATGACTGTCGAGCCGTTTGCTTCTGATCGCAATCGTGCCGAGATCGCGCTCATGTTCGATCAGATGAGTCACAACTACGGTCACGCTGGGCGCGTATATGCGCAGTACCTTGCGACACACATTGAAGAAATCGAACAGCAGGTCAACAGTACATTCGTTCAGCTCGCAAGGGTCGCCAACATGCAGGCGGCAGAGCGGTACTGGTTTGCAGCGATGACTGTGTTGATTGTCGGCGCGAAGCTTGCGAACAAGCTTGAGCTTACTTCGATCGACGTCCGGTCGATGACGTCGTTCTTGCTCAAGAATCTGAACAGGCTACGTGGACGTACGACGGGAGTGCGCGCGTTGCTCGAGTCGACGGAAGTTCTGGCGGCGTTTTTGCAGACCTACCAAGACCGCGCGCTGCATGTCGACAAGTTTCCACGCTCGAAGCAGAAGATGGAGACGTACGTTCCGGATATCACGGGCGGCGCGCCGAAGTCAGACAAACTGGCCTACGTGTTCAGTCGCGAAGACAAGCTGCTGCGGATACCGCAACAGGAAATCCGCCGTTGGCTCGATTTTCGCGGCATGCCGGTATACTCAACACTGCAGCGGATGAAAAGTGAGCTCGGGATGACCGAGGTGCGTGTACGACTCGGTGCCGGAACGAAGTGGGAGCTGCCCCCACAGCGTTGCTATGAGGTACCCACCGAGAAACTCGATGAGTACCTCAACGGCAGCGAAATCATATCGGACGATTTTTTGCGTCCCGACGATAGCCCCGATTCTCAGCCCGAGACAGAACCCTGAGATTGTCTTTCGAGTTGTCGCCGCCACGGGATAACGGCTTCTTGTGGTCGACGTCTTTACCGTCGCCCTTGCGGACAAGCCCCTTCTTTTCCATCTCCCGCCGCGCCTGATTGCGCATCGAGCGCTCACGGCGGGCTTCGGGGCTTGCGTGGTAGCGCTCGTAGTACTCGCGCGTCGACTCACGCGTTGGTTTTGCCACTGACTTTCTCCTTCACGAGTGCGTAAATCTTCTGGATCAGCGGCAAGACGTAAGCGTGTCCGACCGCGCCAACAACAACACCCACTGCAAACTCAATCATAAAATGCTCCTAAGCCAGTTCCAAACACGTTTGAGGAAACGCCTTATTCGATTGCCCCATCCGTCGGCGCTTCCGGAGGGGACAGATCGAAAGTTTGATTGTCGATCTCCAGAAAGTCCGACTCGTTGCCACGTCCATCGACTGCCGTGACATGCACATCATACCGCCCTTCGAGCCCGTCGAATTGCGGAATGTTGGCAGTGGGGTAGCGGACATATCCGTCAGCGTCAGGAGCGCGGACGGCCACGTCATTGTATGGCGTGTCGTACGCCGCTACGGTGTTTGCCCCACGTACGCGGAACCGATACGCCACGACATCGGGGGATGTCGATGGGCGGAACCGCACCACAATTTCCTTTATTCGTGCCATATCTACCTCCTATCTTCGATTGCACCATCACTTGGGGCCTCGATTGCACCGTCAGTAGGTGCCCTCGGACGGATAAACTTACACGCTTGATTACTTGGTGCAGATTCACCACGAATCGTGTTTGCCGTCACAAAATAGCACTGGTTACCACTGGGCTGCAGGACGAGTTTCGCACGCAAAGCCTGAGTTGTGAGCAGCAACGTTGGAGTGGTTCCAGCCCTGTACACACGATAAGTGATCGGGATGTCGATTGGCGAATTGTCGGTATTTTGCGTCGGCGCAGCCCACGACAAGCAAACTTCGTCAGACGCAGATACGCACGGTTGTTGCGCTAGTGCAAGGGGACCGTAGAGTGCAGCGGTAGCTGCAAGAACGCTTCCCACTCTGGAATAGTGCATTCGACTGTCTCTGGTTCGCTGTACTCTGGATTCGCTTCTACAAACATTCGCGCTTGCACATGCTCCACAAACACCACCACGTTACCTTCGTTATTTCGGCAGCGCCACAGCTGCACCGTAGCTGGTTTGGTCACAGTTACTCCATTACGTAAGGTTCTGCTTCTTTGGCGTAGCGTACCTTAGATCCACGCAGGTCAGCACCATACCGCGCGATATTACGATCGCGAGTTATGGCATTAGCGCGGCTGCGCATTAAGTCAGCGTACGTGATCGGAATGCCGCCCGTGCGACGCATGCGCTGGTTATGCTCGAGTATCATCTCGCGCACTTCTTGACGCTCTTCTGGAGTCTTAGCTTTTACAAACATACGACGCAGCAAAGCGACAGCCTCTTCATCAGTCATCTTGCGAGTTTCGATCGCCGAGCGTGCAGCGTACATTTCGTCGATTGAAGTCGGCTGGAACCCCAGCGATTTGAGGAAAAGGGCTCCTGGACTGATATCGCTCTCTTCGATAAGCGTGGCTCCATAGTTCGAAACCAGCCCTTCATCGGCAAACCGTTTGACTTGCATTAAGTCTTTCACCATTTTGGGCATGATGCGCTCGACTCCGCGCCACCACTCGCCTTTACCGAAATCGCTGATAGCCGTATACGCATTCGACCCAATGCCCACCAACGGACCGCCGAAAGATATGGCAAGAGACCCAAGGAATGTATCTGCCGTCTCCGGTTTGAGGTCAATGAAATAAAGCGTGCCCAGAGACATGCGGTCTGATACATCAGCACCAAGCGCGGCAGGGATGCCTTTAGAGAGCAGCAGCCCACCATCCGTGCCGAACAACTCCGCTGCCATTTCACGGAACGTTTTGTCGTAAGTCTCACCCGAAAGCACATCCTGCCAGCGGTCGTCATCGTCGTTGAACGCAGCGAACATGAGCCCGAGCGCCCACTTGATCGGCTGCAGCGTGGCTCCGATAGCTCCTGCAACAGCTAAGTGCGTTATGAATAGGCCCGCCAATGTCTCTATGGCCATTTGACGAGACAGCCCACCAGTCCGTACCGCCCTCAAAAACTCGCTGACCATCAGCGCGTACATGTGCTGCGGGTACTGCATGAACTGGAACACCAGAGGTCCCAGTGAGCCGAGCGGCCCGGTCTGCTGGAACAGCCGCGGCTTGTTGGCACCTGAGTAGTTGAATTGCGTGAGCGAAACGGCCTGCTTGGCAAACTCGACCGACTTTTTGTGATCGAGATTTGTCGTACGCGCGACATCGTAAGCCGCAATTGCTGAGACGATGCGGTTGTTGACCTCAGTCAAGTGCGCCATGATGCGAGAAGCGTCCATCACCCTAGACATGCGCTTGTTAGCTGTGCCTTTAGCCATTTGGCGTAGCTCAGCAACAAACGACAAGTCGATGATCGACTGCCGCTGCAGCTGTTGAAGCATGTCGAGGTAATCGGGGGCCATCTTGCCGCCGCGTTCCTTGATGTGCTTCTTGACTTGGTCAAGTACGCTGAACGCGTCTTCCGCAGCAACCTTGTTGATCAGCGCTTTTACACCACCCCACGAGTTCACAGCTTCAGTCAAGAGCGGCGACGCGATCAGCTTTTGCGCGTTCGCAAGTGCCGCAGCAGCTTTTCCGTAACCGGCCCGAGCCCCCAACCACGGCAGAGTGACGAGGTACGGCTGTGACGCATTGATGAGCCAGTAGGACGGCGAAGTCAGGAGCATGAAGTGCGCCAAAGACGTGCCGCGCTGAACGAACTTTGTGAACTCTGTAGGATCTGCCGTAGCGTCGTCGCGAAGACTGATCTCGCGGACGATCTGGCCCATGCGAACTGCTGAAATCTCGGATTCATCCGTGTGCTCACGGACCATCCGCTTCATTTGCGCGCGAGCTTCAGCCATCCGCCAGCCGTGTTTGAGCTGCGCCGTGTAGTACGCAGACGCTTTTGAGTAGCTTGCAAACGCGCGATGCTGATCCTGCGGATTAGTGCCACGGCGTTTTTTACGCTTGATCTCGTGCTTGCGGAAAGACCCCTCTGCAAGTGAACGAAGATAAAAATGCTTGATCGCAGCTTGCGCCGCTTTGTTACCTTGAAGCTTGCTCAACAGCGTCGCTAGGCTAGCGTCGCCAGAAATTACATCTTCGCGAGAGACAAAATCAGAGCGAAGACGGACGATTACAGGCACACCGTACCGTTCTTCCAACTCCTTTTTAGCCTGCTCGGCTGCAGTACGTGTCTCGTGGAGTTGGTACTCTTTCTCAGTAACGACTACCGTCGTATCGCCTTCGATTACTGCTTCAAGGGTCGGATCGCTAGCCAGCACGCTATTACGGTATTCGCGCGCAGCTTTTTTGTCGGCAAAGCTGCGACGCGATATTTCGCGCTCTGCGTAAACTGAGTAATCTCCGAAACGCGACAACGGGAAGTACGGACCACGGTACTGCCCCGGAATCGCTGCAAGTTTTACGATCGTGCTGATCTCAGCGTCAGTCAGAATTTCTTCCGAAAACTCGTTACGTAGACCTTTCTTCGTATTCAGCTTGAGTTCTAGCACCGACTGTTCGTTGTACTTGGCGTCGAACTCTTTCTGTGACAGACCGCCTTCAGTGTTGACGACAATTGCACGAATAGCGTTGAGCGTCTGAAGCGCAATCTCACGCTTCAGCGACGTGCGGTAAAAGTCACGAACCTTTTTGTACAACGTTTGCGCTTCAGGATCTAGCGCTTCGAACCGCCGCTTCAGCTCTGCATGCTTCGCTTTGGCTTCATCAAGCTCCAGATGCTCATTGTCGACATGATCGATCGGCAGGTCTGGATGTGCCTGCGCAATCGTCGACTCTTGCATGATGGAAGCCATCTCGGCAGCAGCTTCGGGTTTGGTCTCCGATAGCTTTGTCCAATCCCGAGAATACCGGTCAGCGTCTTCCATCAACTCAGAATTCATCGCATTGCGTTCAGAGAACGCACGGATGTACTCGTTGAGCGGGTTGCGGATTACCGGGGTATCACCGTCCCGCTGGAAGTACCGACCAAAGAAATCGCGGATTTGCTCCATAGTCATGACCGCCAACACACCTGTCGATGCGCTGTCAGCCGACTCACTTACGCGTGCGCGGAGCCGATCACGAACTTCTTTTGTCTGTTGCAGACGCGTAAAGACATCGTTAATTTTGTTCCGCGTGCCAGCGTCGAGCATCGGCAACTGCGGAATATCGCGGTTCGTGACGTCGACACCTTTGAAAAGCATGTCCGTAGTCATCAAGACCGCGTCCAGAAGGTTCTCGATCTTCGGCGTATCCGGCATTCCGATAATACGGCGAACAAAATCAATAAACCGCTGCCACATGGTCTTGGTGGCATCGATCTTGATTTCAGCAAGCTTCTGTTGAAACTCTGGGTTCGTAAACGCTTCTGAAACGAACTCGAACTCGTTCTCAAGACCGTACCACTTGCGGTCGCCCTGATTCCTAAGTTCTGCCCGCGCAGCCTGCAAGAGCCCGCGCATCAGGAACCTGACCTCACGGCTGTCAAGCATCGCGCCAGTCGTAGCGGCATGTACGGCTTCGTGAAGAACGACGTGTGCAATACGCTGGTTTGCGGCATCGAGTCCAGACTGAGTGCGCAGCGCGTCGAAGTAGGCACGGTTCAACACGATCCGCATCCGCTGCCCGGTGAGGAACTTGCCGAGCGGGACCTTCTCCAGCTTTGCCGGGTCGCCGAGCGGCTTGCCGTAATCCCACGACACGTCAACCTGCATGTTCAGGTCAAGTATCCGCTGGGCAACCTGAGCGAATCCCGAGTTGCTCGGAAGTCCGCGCCACAAAGCAATCAGCGCCGAGTTTAGGTCTGTAAGGCCTTCGGCTTCATCCATGAGCGTGGAAAAGTTGCGCCCTGCTTCGGCGTACTGTTCCCAAGTACCGCCTTCCTCAAGATAGAACAGCCCGTCGTTAGCGCGATTTTTCGCCCGCTCAAACTCAGCAATTAGCTTATTTTGACGGCGAGTCTCAGCAGAACGGTTAGGCTTGTTTTCACGAACTTGCCGCCTCTTTGCTTCGACAAGATCCTTAAACGGCTTGTACTTTGCCAAATCTTCACTGGGCAACATGCGCTCGCGGTACATCTCAAGCATGGCCTTGATGCCATCAGACCTGGAGATTTTCTTGGCGAGGATGCGCGGACCGATCGGACGGATTGTTTTCGTGCCGTCCGGCATGAAAACTTTCCAACGTTTGAGCGCGTCGTTAATCGGCATTGCAAGCCCAGCGTCTTCAAGCGCTGCAAAAAACCGCTCTTCGGCAACGACAATGTCTGCAACCGAAGCACCGTGACGAGTGATCTGCTCACGCAGTTTTGCAGCTGCGTCATTGCGCAACTGCATCGTGGCGATACGTTCAAGTGCTGCGTCAGTGATCTGAAATTTGTCAAACTGATCACGGTACTTGATCGCAGACTTCATGTCCTTGAGGTACTGCGCCATTATCGCTTGCTTCGATCCTTCGCGCTCTTGCCGCAAAACGTCCGGAATATCCACATCTGTGTTGCGTTCGCCAAACCGGCGATTAAACCGACGAAGCAGCAGAACCTCAGTTGGAAGCGCTCCGTTTTCAGACAGGCTAAAACCACCTTCATCGGTGCGCTTGAACCCCATTTCACTGAACCACTGCGACAGCGACCTCCACGCAGCAGAGTCTCCAGAGGCTTTCATCTTTTCCAAAGCAAGACTGGCGCGCACTGCCATAGCCTTTGTCGGGCCGCCAACATATACCGCGCCACGCTTCACGCGTGACGTACCGTCAGACATGACGTACTCGACAAGCGCCCGCATGAAAGGCGCGATCTCATTCTCGTACAGACTGTTGTTACGAAGTTGCTGATCGATAGTTGCTGCGCGCTTGACTTTTTGTATCTGCGCTTTGGTGATCTTGGCGCGAGTCTCAGGCACCCTGAGCGAGCCGAGAACTACCGGATCAGTACGCGCAGCAGAAATGGTAGCTTCACGTTCTTCAGTGCGACCAAGCGTTGCTAGCTCGCTGACCAGATTTTGCGGACTCAACTTGCCAAGATTTTCAGCAGTCTTGTTGGCAATTTTTAGTGCGTTACGAAAGTCGATAGATAGTCCTTGCAACTTCGACAAAGCACGAAGGTACTGCGTGAACGCGGCGAGATACCAACGAGCGTAAAGAAAATCTTTGGCAGTGTCAGTCAGCTTACCGTCTTTCGTTTCTGTGCGGATCGACTCAAACACCGGGTTTGTCCGATCTGACATACGCCTGTACAGCGCTTCAAGTTCGTCAGCTAGTGTGGCTGCACGTTGTTTTGCTTCTGCAATTTGCCGTGCAGTTTCTGCACGCGTTTCAACGCTGGACTCTGAAAGCCTCTGAGATTCCTTGACCGCCGACAAAACGTTCGTATCGAACACTGCGCCCTGAGCAAGCCCTTTGCCGCTACGACTACGCAAGCGGCGCAGCTTGAGCGCATCTGCCATACGAGTAAGCCCGATACCTTTTGCTGTCCCGTATTTGCGAGCTGCTAGCAATACGCGAAGGCGGTTAATCAGCTTGCGCTTCGAGGAGTCGTTTTTGCCCATCGCTTCGATGAGCTCATCTGCAGTACGGCCCTTGACTCGGAATACAGTGCCTTCATCTCCGTCAAAAGGAACTGCTTCGTCGCCGAGTGTATTGTCGTCTTTTTTAGGCCTCGCTTTGAACATGCCCGCCAGCTGGTTAGCGGCGCGCACGAACATGGCGTCCAGCTCATCACCTTCAAGCTTGGAGATGCTGTCAAACGTCAAGTCGTCCGGAATAGGCGGCAAGGCGCGAAACGGCTCTACGCGATCGCTCAATTCCCGTTGAGTGCGCTCGACGCGCGCAACAGTCTCGGGGCTGACACGCCGCGCAACCCGCACGATTTTCTCTTCCGGCGTAGTGCTGGGGTTGAGCTTCATGAACGCAACGAGCTGCTGACGTGCAGCTTCAGCGGCATCATCGGCTTCCCGCTTTGCCTCAGCAGTTTGCGCCATAGCGGCACGGGTCTGCGCTGTGACGTACTTATCCCACAGATACGCGTAACGCTCGTTAAGCGTGTCGTTGGCGAACTTGCGGTTTTTCGGCAGATCGAATCCGTCGATTTGCGCTTCACGAGACTGCTTACGCCGAATCTCGGCATAGCTCAGCAACTTCGTGGCTGCGCCTTCCGGCGTCACCGTCGTCAAACGTCCGGCAATACGCTCTGCAGTATCGGCTTCAGTTCCATCGTCAAGTTCTTCTTCTTCTATCGCAGTACGCACCGCTTCAGTCGTCTGACGACGGCTTTTGGCCTCATCTGCTGCGCGCTTGTCGCGAGCGACCAAGGAAGCACGACGACGCATTGCGTCGCGAAGCGAGAGCACGACACCGGTACGATCACCGGTCGTGAACTCTTTCCGAAGCCGCTCGGCTTGTTCAGGAGTGGCTACCAGCGACTCACGGACTACGCGATCTTTGGAGTCACGCTGCTGAACGACAATATCGCTGCCGAGCGGTTTCTCGATACCTGCACCAGTGATATACCCGAGCAGCTGCTCCATACCTTCCGGAGGAAGAGATTTGCGCAGCTCAAGTAGCTCTTTAGCAGTCTCGGCATCCTTTGCGTAGACCACTCCGCCTTTGCCATCAAAATTAGGCAATGGCACGCCGACACCACGCACACGTTCAAACATGCCGGAACGGCGAAGCGACTCGATGTTGGCTCGCGAGAGGTACACGCCCTTGCGTTGGCTGTCGGGGCGCTGCATGTCTTCCAACTGCGCTTCGATATCAGCAACTGGCTCTGCAGACGGCTCTTCGCCGGCAAATGTCTGGCGAGTGATCGGAGTAAAAGACTCCTCCACGTCACGCTGGCCGTAGCGGCGCTCCACGCGAACAGAAGCTTCGGGGTACCGTTCTGCAAACTTGTCTGCAACGGCGTTGGCTTCTTCTGCCGAAGGATTCAGTACGCGCGCAATAGGCCGCCCATTTTCGTCGTACGCCACGGTCTCGAACCCGAGCAGCTCCCGCCGCCCGACTCCGCGCACGCCGGTGCGGATCATTTCGGTTGAAGAACCGACTCCGGGCTCAGGCTCGAACAGGTCGAGCTGCGCCTCATCCCGCACCATGCCCTTTGTGAGTTCTGCGCGTTCCTGCTGCTCGCCCAGAAGCTCGTTCTGACGCTTCTGCAGCGCGCGATACCGAAGCCGTTCCGCGCGATTTTTGGCGCGAGGACCGGGGACGGGGAGCATCATCGCCTCTTCCGTCGTAACCGGCACTTCCGCGCTATACGGATACCACTCTGCTTCGTTGGCTTTGGCCTGCTCCGAGGTCGGCTCAGGAAATGGAACCGCTTCTCCGAGAACGGATTCTTGTCCGGGGGCAGGGAACATCTCCCCCTGCCCGGTATAGGGGTTAAACCGGGTAGGCTGGACCTCGGACGGAGCCAGATCGAGAGTCCTTTGAAGCATGCCCGGAGGCGGCGGAGGTGGCGGGGGCGAGGGTTCCGGGAACCGGACCGCCTCGCCCAGAACGGACTCTTGCCCGGTCGGAGGGAACAGTTCCCCCTGTCCGGTGTAGGGGTCGAACCGGGTAGGCCGAAGCTCGGCCTCGGCTTTGGACGCCTCCTCACTGGCTTTCAGAGCCGCCCGGATGTCCTCTGGAACGTCCGCAGGCGGCTCTGGAGAGGCGCTGGGGGCGGGGGGTGGCATAGGTAGGGGGTCGCTCCCCCGTCGACCGAACGCAGCGCCCACGCCGCCACCGATCAGACCTCCGATCGCACCCCCCTGCACCATCGACTCCAGAACGCCTTCGTTCCAGACCCGGCCGTTGTCGTAGATCTGGGCGGCAATGTTCTGGGCGATCTGCTCGGCCCCTGACTGACTGCTTTCCTGCGGGGCTTCAGCGGCAAAGCCGGTCGCAAACCGCTTACCGATGCCGCCACCCTTCGTGAACACAGGCTCGAGGAACTTGCCAGTCGTGCGGCTGATCAGACCGACAACCGCGCCGCCTATCACCGGTGCGTAGCCCTGCGCTTCCCGAATAAGCTGCTGGCGAGCCGCAGCATCACCAAGCTGGGTACGCAGTTCACGGTAACGAGGGGCTTCCATAAGCTCCTGCTCAGGAGCCTTCTCGATCTCATCAGCGATGTTGGCGGCAATGCTGCCAAGCGACATCAACGCTTCTGACGCGCCGAGATAAACCAAGGCACCGGGTGCCATACCGGCACGGAAGGCAACAATTGCGGGAAGGAGTGTCGCAACTGACGGCGGAATCGCTTGCGCCGCCTGCAGAGAAAGCGAAGAAACGAATTCGCCTACATCCCCTTGCCAGATCGTTTTGTTTGGATCGAGAGTCGTCCATTCGCGCGCCATGCGGGCCTGCGCTTCGGGCGACATCGAAGACACAAATTTCTGCGCCGTCTCGGCAGAAGCACGACGACCGCGCGCAAACGTCTGCGCGAGGTCTGCAGCGCCTTGCTCGAAAGGTGTCTCGCCTTTCCCAGCCAGCCTACGCGCAATGTACTCACCCGCGCCCGAGACCATCGACCCGACGCCCGCAATGCCTGCACCTAGTGCGCGGCCATAGTCAGCAAACTTGGGCGAGTCGCTTTCGGGGGGCTTGTATGCAAGCCCACGCACGCTGTTCAGCAAATCCGCAATATCGTCGGGCTGCTGAGCCGGATCCTCGCCAGTGCTGATCGCGCGACGCACGCGCGCACCAACCGTCGGACCGAATCCGGAAAGCGCGGACGGCCGGATAGGCGAGAAAGGCTCTTTCAGCCGAGGATCGGCGTTTGGAAACAGGTCTTCGTATTTCGCCACTTACCGGCTCCTCGCGCTCTCCAGAACCCTCTGCACAATGACACGCGGGTCCATAGACGGATTACGACGGTAGACTTCTGACATCACCGCTGCAAGCCGCTCTGCTGCCGCAGCATCGAGTCCGTTTTCGAACGAGAACTCCTCTGCTTTCGTTACGAAGTAGTTGCCAGCGCGATCGTAATCAGATGCTTTGAGTCCATCATCACGACCACCCGCAAGTGCTGCCTCAGCTTGCATCATGTCGGTTTGCGCACGTGTCGCATTTGCCCGCGCGTTTGTCAGAGCGGCCGACGCGTTGGCTTCGGCAAGCGGCTTCTCGACTTCTTCGTACTTGCGAAGGTCCATCTGGAAGTCGCGCCGGTCTTTGGCGTACTGCTGCCACATGCCTTCCTTGCGCATATTGTCAGTGATCGCGTAAATCAGCTCTGGCTGGACTTCAAAAGGACTTCCAACCGGCTTACCTGTCGCCTCGTCAATCGTAAGCGCGTAGAGCTTGTTGTTTTTGACGCCGAACTTAGCGTCTTTACCGGTCGGCAAGTACTGGTACGCCGCGCGCAGCGCAGCAGCAGCGCCTTTCAAATTACCGCCCTGCAGCATCGCCATCGCTTGCTGTGCATAATTCGTAAAACCTTGCTGCTGCATCTGTATCACAGCGGAGTCGACCGTCTGCATCACCTCGGCCGTTGACTTCCCACGAAGCAGCATCGAGACCGCCATCTCGCGGCGGTACTCTTCCCAGTCCTGTACACGAAAGTCCGGGATTTCTTCCGGAGATACATCGCTCAGATCGACCGGCTCTGCCGACGAAGGGAGCGCTTTAGGAGAGCGCGCAGGGCCGCCACGCTGTGCAACTACCGTAACTTCATCCATAGTTACGGCTGAAGGGGCGTTACGAGTAGAGGACCCACGTGGACGAGTAGAAGGCCCACGTGCCGGTAACGCTTCATTGTCAGACGCCAGGGCAGGATCTTGTTGAAGCGCTTTACGCTGTTTATCGCGATACGGAAGGCTGTAGTTGCCTAGCGTAAGCGCACGCACCGCGTTGTTACCGAGGTCCGATGCAGCGCCGAGAGCACGTACGCCAATGTCGCCCATCAGAGATGGGTCGTTGGTCTGTAGACCAAAGCGTTCGCGATAGTCCTCAGTCGGAGTGTCGGCGACGTCCATAGCTGTAGCGCCAAGTGCACCAGCTGCGCCAGCACCTTTTAGCGCGCGCACAAACTTACCGCCTTCGCCTATTCCGCCAACACCTTTGTACTTCGCAGCCTCGCGAACACGCTCGACGCCAGAGTCTGCTAGGGCTTTTGTCTTGTCTACCGCCTTTGCGATTTTTGCGTCGAGAGGCAGCTCGCGACTGAAATTCTTCATGTCACGATTGACCCATTTAGTGTCGACACGCCCGCCGTCAGCAAACTCAGGCATCGCGTATTCGTCGACCGTGATCGACTCCATCTGCGGTTCCATCGGCGTCATGTCTGCGCTCAAAGGCAGGCTGCGAGACAGCGCGCGCCTTGGCCTACCACGAGATTTTTTCCACTTCGCCAACCGCGCCCAGATCGGGTCCGGCGTCTCGTAGTCGCTCATCAGGCTTTCAGGGTCGTAGCCAAGCCTTTTGAAGCCGCGAGCGGTATCCGTCTCGTTGTTCTCCAACTGGCGGATGCCGGCGTCACGGATCTTCTCGAGCTGACGGCTAGCGCGCATCTGCTGTCCCGCCTCAAGCCCGCTCGTAAGCCCACCAAAGAAACTACCCAAGCTCATATCAGCCTCCTACCGGCAGGGCGCGACGGACCTGCTGCTCCTGCTGGGCTGCGGGGGTGTGATACTTCTGCAGCAGTTTGTCGAAAAACTCGCGGCCTTTTGCAGCCACCACATCAGCGGGAATTACGTACTCCCCGACCGACAGCTTCGCGTGCACCTGATCGTCGATACCAGAGCCGTCCGTAGGGCCTTGAGTGACAGGTCCAACTGGGTCGAGCGGCATGCCGCCGTCTGCAAGGTTAAGACCAAGTCCTACAAGGCCGCCAAGCCCGCTAGCAAGATTTGAATTGACCCTTTGTTGCGCGCCGAACCCGGCCAGTTGGTTCTGGTACCCCTGCGAGGCAATGTTTGCGGCCTGACCGACCCCCTGCAGAGCCTGACCGGAGAAACCGAGACTCGACGAGAGCGCACCAGTGCTGGTTCCCGTGGTCGCGTTCGCTCCGCCCACACCCGCCTGACCGGCCGCAATCGACTGCCCATAACTCTGGGCAACCTGCGACGGAAGACCGCGACCGATATTGAGTGCATCAGCACGAAGTGCGCGCGCCGTGTTGTCAACGCGCTGGTCGGCGGCGTTGGCTGCGGCAGCTTGCGCCTGCGCCTGCTGAGTACGCATGCTAAGGTCGAGCGCCCTATTCCGAGTCTGAGACGGGTCGATGCCGTAGCTTTCTAGACGCTGCAGAGCGTTACGGCGGGCTGCGTCGAACGACGTAGAGATGTCGGCGATCGCGCGTCCGCGCTCTTGTTGTCGCCGCTCAGGAGAGTCATAGCTTTGGAACTCGCCAATCAGGTTGTCTTCGAGCGGACGGTATACATCTACGTACCGCTGTCGATCTTCGCGCGCGTTGCGGAACTGATCTTCCATCGCCGGCAGCTGGACGTCGAGTACACGGTTCAACGTCTCACGATTCATCCGATCCTGCTCGCGTGCCCAGTCAAACTGCTCACGAGAAAGTCCGAGCTGCTCGCGGGCAATCTCTTCGGAGACTCGCGTCAGTTCAGATAGATCAGGCGGCTTCGGTGCTTTACAACACATCGCGCAGCTCCTTCATCATCACGACCGCAGAAGGGGCGTAGCCCCTTTTAGTCAGCCACGGGACCAAATCTGTGCCACCTGTCGGGTGACGACTAGACAACGCAAAGATCTTACACCCGAGTTTTTTCAAACTTGACTCGACGTAATCCAAAAACACGCTGGCCGCACCCTTGCCACGACACTCTGGGGAGAGGAAAAAGGCGTCTTCCCGCCCAATGTACTCGCGTTTTGCATGACCGGACTGGTAGACGTAGCACGCCAAATACCCGACTAGTTTCCCGTCAGTGCGCGCCGTGAACATTGCAAACTGCCCATTCTTTTCAGACACAAAATAACTGGCGTAGTCAACGTCCATTTCGAGAGGCGTACCTTTTTCAACCTCGTTCCAGTGCAAAGCAAAAAGCGGAGCGATTTCGTCTTTAATGTCGGAGAGTTTCTCGACACCAAACGTGAACGTCGTCTCTTGCAAGGTCACTGTCTTTGTCGGAAAAGCGTAGTACTGCACTGTCATGTAAGGTCACTGCATGACGGAAGCGGGTATTGTCGGCCAGAAATTTTGTGATATTGAATCAGCAGTTTTTGCAGCGAATCGCTGTACAGATGTTTGACAGTAGTGTTCGCAGTACACTGCTTGGTGCGCGTGTCTAGTATCCGGCTCTCGAGGTCAGTCTCGCGCGCTTCTCGCCACTCACTTTTCAGTTGAGCGAGGTCGCTAGCGCTTGCAAAACCGGAATACACGGCACTTACATATCCAGACGAGAGCGCTATGTAAATTACAAGAGCTATGGCGGTGCTGAGCGACACAATAGTTACGCTCCACCTCCACCGATGATGTTCATCTGGATGCGCGGAATCGAGAGGCGGAAACAGCATCGCCGCCATAATTTTTACGAATGACTTCATTTTTCACGATCCATCTTGGAGATGATCTGGTTCTTCTCCCTAGAACCAGCCGAAGACCCGAAGTAGTAGCCGAGCACCATGCCTACGGCAAGATCGAGCGTGCCAAGCCCACGCATGACGATCTCGCGGTTCTCCTGCGGCACAAGATACTGTAAGAGATACCACTGCACAGTAAACCATCCAACAATCACGATTGCGGCAATGATCCGCGGAGTCCAGTTGTCGCCGGTTTTGATCTCGCGCTCACGCGCACTTGCGCGATCTCCATAGGCGAGGCGGTCGCGCTCAACTTCAAGCTCTTCCATTGCCTTTCTGAAGTCGTACTCAGCCTGCTTGAGCTTCATGAGCGTTTCAGGATCTGCGCCAGAGATCACGGCAGCGACTTCCGACTCGTCTGCTTGCGCGTTACCAAGCACCTTATCGGCAATCGTCTTGACCGCAACACCGGCCAACGGGCCGCCCAGAGCCGTAGCCAAAGTCGGGGCAACGGTACCGACAATCTTTTTCCAGTCTGGCTTTGGCATTAGATCACCACACGTGTACGGAACCAGCCATAGATGAAATCTTCGTCTTTCTCGCGGCGCTCAGCGAGTTCGACGTAGAACGCTCCCTGAAGAGAATTCAGCATCCGAAGGAGGACAGTTTCCCCTTCGCTCTTGCGCTTCGTCAGGTACGCCCGAAGTGCGGCGAGCGTGACCCGCCCAACACGCCCGTCCACAACGACGTCGCCAAAGTCCACCTGCTGCCGGTTGAGCACGTTCAGGCTGCGTTGCAGCCAGCGGCTTGCAGTAGGTACGCCGACGTTCACCGCAGAGTCGAACAGCTCCATCGCAAGCGGCAAAGAAAGCGACGAAACTTCGTCAAGCAGTAGCGAGTCCCAGTACTGCTCCTTGTAGATCCGTGCCGCCAGATCGAACGGCAACTCGGTCATTAGACCGTCGTAACCGAACGCGCGGGCCACCTTTTCGGTGATGCCGTATCGGGTCTGTCCACCGCTGTCGGAAGGATGATTCGAATACCCCCCTTCGAGGCCGGTGGTGTGCGCAAGAGCGCGCTCGAACGCAGTTGGCATTGCTGCCCCCTAATTGGCTGGTGCTTCTATACCATTTCCAACAGATGTGAGCAACCTAACTGATAAGCCCTACGAGCCGTACCCCTGCGTACCGCCTCCTCCCCCCGTGGCGGATGGCCACGGTTTTTTAAGTATGAGGGTCGGCATGATCTGCGGCGTATTCAAATCCCTACCTCCTACAAGCCGAGAAACCACTTGCACAGGGCGCCTTAACGTCAGCGTCGGCATCAACTGTGGCGTGTTTAGGTACGCACCATTTGTGTGTTTCGCCGGTTTAGCGATACCTAAAAGAACGGCCACGGCTTACTCCCAAAGCATGAAGAGACCAACGTTAGAAGTTGCGCCGCCCGCTACGGGCATGGCAACGGACGTAGCACCGGGATGACCGATACTGATGAACGTACGGGCCGTAGACCCCTTCGTCGCTAGTGAGAACGTATTACCCACAGGTACTTCGTTCCGTAGCACCAGTCCGCAGTGTAGATGCGTATCGATCGCGGGCGTTGCGTAGAAGAACGGCACAACGTACGTGTCTGAGCCGACCTGCGTGCTCGTTAAGTTGTGCGGCCAAAATCCAAAGTGCGGCGCATTGTTTGCGAAACTAGTATTAACAGGATATCGTGTTGCTGAGCTGACGTCCCACACCTGCTGATATAGCGCTCCGTTGCCTCCACCACCACCAGTGGCAGAGATCGTACCTCCCATAGATATGTTATATACGCCTGCGTCAGTAGGCGCACCACTAGAATTAGTGGTGCGACCGATGAATAGCACGCCGTTATTAGCGTCAGTGCCCTGCGCACCCGTCTTCCACGCTACACCAAGAAAACCTAGATTTGCGTTGTAGCAGAACCGCGAAACGTAAGACGTAGACGTCGAGTTCGGAGAACTACTATGAGTCATCGCCCGCTGGCCGAGCATCGCCCCGGTAATTACGCCTGCACCGTCAGTCCCAGAGCCAATTGCTACCTGAATTCGCGGAATTGTTGCGCTGGCGTCGGTGCCAAAGTCGAAACGGATGAAGATCGGCGTCGTGTTGTGCAGTGTGTCGTTGAAACGGAAAATCGCATATCCGGCATTGGTGCTAACACCAGGCCGCGTCACCGTTGTAGTGTCGATCTGCCCCGTATCCGAAGTCTGTGTCAAGCCAACCGCATTAAGCTGAGCAATGAACTCCGCGACCCACGCACGGAAACCAGTGGTACTGCTGTGGTCTAATACGGTAGTAGTCGATGCAGTAGCCATGCTTTACCTCAATGTTAGCGACACATGAATGTAATTAAAATTCGAAGTCGAAACAAGCTCAAACAGCAATACATCGTCAGCGGCGAGTGAGGTCGTCCAGCCTGTAAGCGTCGTGTCGTTCGTTGCACTTTGCGACGAGAGCCCTAGGTTGTTACTGATAAGCGTGCCCGCACCATACGCTCCAAGCGTCGTGCGACGAACCTCTACTACGCAGTTTCCCGGACCACCGCGCGTGACAATCACTGCTTGGTGTATCGTACACGCTACAGGAACGTGAACAGCCACGACCGGAGCATCGCCTGCAACGATGGGGTTTACGCCATTGACCCACGTTGCAGTCTTTTGAACCGTCTGTTCTTTGTACGTAGCCCACTGTCCGTCACCGCGTAGATACTTCGTCGTGTCTGGAACGCCTGAACCGAGACGCGTAGCCGCGATAATGCCTGATGTAATTTGCGACGCCGCGATAACAAGTAGCGCTTGATGCTGAGTAACAAACGTTGACGGGATGTCCGTCGGGTAAAGGGTATCGTTGTTCCAGTTACCCGACCGTAAACGCAGAAAATCACCTTCAGCTGCGTCAGTAAGATCGGCGACATTTGAGATCTGCGAAAGGTCAGCACCGACAAACGAATTGGAGTTACCCTCCAGTGTGATCAGCCCAAGATCGATTAGTTCTTTTACACGAACAAACGAATTTAAAAGATCGTTTGTACGGCGCTGACCGATCTCCAATGCTTCTTTTATCGCTTGAAGTACCCGAGTATGGTTATCCACATCCCCGGTAATAGCGGGGATGCTTGGGTAATTGCGGTTAGCGGTAAACTTGACGGCCATCAAATAGCCCCAAGTTCTTTACCAGTACCTGCAATGCTTACTGAGTACACGTTCGTGTTTGAAACCATCTCAAACTGGTAGACGTCACGTTTGAACCCAGTAGGCAGCCTGACCATATCCTGAGTCGTCACAATGGTATCGAACACAATCTCGTCGTTCGCATACATGGTGAACCGAACTGCTGAAGTTTGCAGCAACATGAAATTTATCGGGTAAAGCGGCGACCCACCGAGCGGCATGCGGTTTTCAGGCTCAGTCCAGCTCGGTACAAGCCCTTTTTTCTCTACACCATGCAGCACATGCCCATTCAACGTATTCAACCGAGCCGCGTTAAATCGCGCTTGGTTGTACGGCAAGTAGTAATCCAAAATGTCGTCTTCGACATTGTCCGGAGCGTCATCGAATTTGATCTTCAGCGCGCCAAAATTCACAGGCGACGGTAAATGGAACTGCTTAGACTTCCATCGCCAGTACAAACGCTCAGAACTTTTTGGGTCCCATTCCCACACACGGTCGTTGTAGATCAGATAGACGTCTCCGTTGTACCGGTCGGTCTCAATACCTTCGACGTCGTTAAACCGATCAATCTCAACAAGACGCGCAGTAGGTTCAGTCGGATCAAAAATGAACCCAAACGACGGGCCGGTAAACGCAATGTACTGCATACCATAAGTAGCAGCAAAAATAGTGTCTGGCGAATACCTATTGAGCCACTCTTCTTTTGTCATGAGTGGCTGAGTGACGATTTGTGGTGTACCGCCATTTGTAAACGCAAGTCCGTTGACCGTCGGGTAATACACCCCATTTGGGGTCGAGACAATACCGCGCCTCGAAAGGCAGGGCATGATCGCATCGAGCTTTTGCACAGTGAACGAAGATGGCGTTACGCCAGCTCCGATGTAAGGGTTCGACTCCGTGCCTATGATCAACGTCGAGCCGACTACGGCAAGCCCGACAATCTCAAACTCGGTAGACAGCTCGTACTCTACAGGCCATGCGTGCGGACGGTACGGCTCAGAAAACAACAGTCGCCTACCAACCCACCCGACGAGAAAGCCATTGGGCATCACCACGAAGCCTTCCATATCTGCGGGGGGAGGCTGCCACGTCGTCGACTCGAGCAGCGAGTTAAGCGCTGCGTCGTCGTCTGACAAGGTGTCGTTGTACGTAGTGGTCGCAATAGGTACTTCGGCGACGAAAAAGAATGACGAGCTGCTATTACCCGGCACAGTCCGATAGATGCGCTTTTTAGTGATCAGACGGTGCGACGCGTCTGGCACAGACGTTGGCAGATTGCTAATTACCCACGTGCCTGTTGCGGCTGTTTGTACGGGAGTAGGTTCGCTGTTAGGCCCTTCTTCGCCAAAATCACTGACGAAGGTCACAACGTACGAACGAGTAGTGGCAGTACCGGCATCGGGTGGGGTTACTGTAGGCTGCGTAGCGGGTGCAGGCACGCCAAGATAAAGCTCCGGAACGTTGCTTACAATCCGCTGTAGCGTGTTGTATTTGGGCCGGCCATCTCCCGCCCAATAGTACCGGTTATGAAGGTCGTTGATGATTGGCGATCGAATAATGTCGACTTCACGACGGTCAAAAGCAAGCCACTCGTCGCTGCCGTAGTAGTAGTCGTTCGCTTTAGGGATTCGAAACGCCCGCCGCACCGTAAAATTGTTATCTGACAAATCTACAACTTCACGAGGTGCGCGAAATCCACGAGCTTCACCAGACAAAAGTTTTGTGTTACTGGCTGTTGTTGCCGCCGAGTTAGGCAGCAATCGCGCAGATACACGAGGAATCATCCCCATGAAATTCTCTAGCTTGATTGCTGGCATAAAACTACCTCTTACGGCTTGTACTTGAACTGAAACCGATACCCACGGTTCATGCCAATTCGGTCAAGTTTCTTTGTGCCGATTCCAGACTCCAACAACCGCTCAGTCTCGAAACGATCGCGCTGCTGAACGTAATACAACGCGCTATTGCGTACATACGCCAAAATGATGTCGCTGGCAGACGACTGCGACGCACGTTTATCGTCAAGTGAAGCGCGAGGTGTAATTGACCCGCTCGGCAACGTTGAGATCACGTAATTTGAAACAAGCGTGTCATACCACCGGTACTTCGCTACTCCGTTTGTTTGATACCACGTAACGAACGGCCGCATGGACTGGTCAAACGTAAACGATACCTCTTGCACCATCGGCTGAGTGAATACGAGCGTCGGAGAAACGCCCGGAGCTTCAAGGTAAAAGCCGTCTCCGTCCATATAGCCATGCCAAACTTTTGCCATTAGTCCGCCTGACGTATCAGACAACGCAACACCACCCATCTCATAGTCCTCGAGATCCACTTTGTAAATATCACGTGGAGCCAAGAACTCGATGTAAACTTGGGAGGTAGACAGTGTGTTACCTGGCAGTGCCATATTACGGTTTGCGAGCCCACGAATACCTGAACGTCATCGACAGCGTTTGAGAGTTAGTTTTCATGATGTTCGGTGACATGCCGATTTGTAACTTGCCGCCTGCAAATTCGACATAAAACGCACCAATGCCGCCACCGAAATTTGCATTGCTAAGCCCCCACTCTGCCGTACGATCGCGATACAAACTTGACTGCGAATACGAAAGAGCTGAAGTCGTTGGAGCAGATGAAGCAGTACCAGTCGGAGAAGATGTAATTGCACCTAAAGTACCAGAATATGCAGTGACATTTCCGCCAGTGCGTAGCGCAGCAGCAGTAAACCCCCATGTATCCGAATAAACTACTGAGTTTGCTTGCCCTGCACGTACAGTGTACGTGTGTGTAACACCGTTAATAACCACTGTACCAGTCGTATCTGACGGCGGCGCGTAGTTCCTGATTCGATACGTAACATCAAGAAATTCGTCAGACAGGACAGTAATGGTCGTAGGATTATCTGAACTGTCTAAGATGCGTGCACGACTGAACAGGTTGGAACCAGAACCACTGCTCCATCCAACGCCAACTTCTGAAAGGTTGCCTGCAGCAACACCAGCAGCAAATCGGTACGTACGCGTATTCTGAGTATAGTACGGAGCGTTTGCTTGAGCAGTCGTTGCAGAGCTGACCGACAAAGTAGTCGTACCTGCAAGATAAGTCTGCAATCCAGTGTCATTTACAGTAGCTGCATTAGTACCAGTACCGACTTGACACGCATTAAGCCAGTCGCTGTTCGTACCAATACGGTTAAGCCCTGAATCAAGAATCAGGTTGTCAAAATCGGCCAGCTTGCGGCGGCGGCCGTCAGGGCGTACTGCTTCCATAGTGAAATGCCCGCAAATGCGGGGCTTCGCAACAAGCAGTTCGCTTTTAGGCTCAACGATTTTAAACTTCGGCACCCAAATGTTCATTCTAGTTCCCCAGACACGAGAGATCCGCTCGAGTCAATTGCTTCTGTCTGATACCTAGTGTAGTCAATCAAAGCGTCGTCAAGGACACCTGAAATTACACTACCGGACGCTTCAATGGCCTCCTTATTAGCGTCAGTCAATCCCCAATTCGAGTACGTCTTATACGAAGCAGTCGTAGTCAACGATCCTTCGACAAGAATGCCGCTAGAATCGATTGCTTCAGCAGCGTATCTGGTGTAACTGACCAGCAATGTAGGAAGCTGGCCTGCAATCACAGAGCCGCTGACGTCGAGCGCGTCGCCAAGAAATGCGTAATTTGGGAAAGACGGCGCTACATCGCCACTTGAATCGATACTCTCCTGAAGATCGTATGGATAAAGCTTTGACGTACGAAACAGCAGTATGCTTCCGATCGCAAGCTTAGTGAAAAACTCTGCTGTAGCAGCATTTCTGACTTTTACTCCGTTAGTCCACGAAAACGCAGTCGTGTTTTCCGCACCACGTTCGACTGTTAAAGTGTTTCCAGATCGCGCAGTGACATTCATGATCTCCAATTTGTTCTGCGCATCATCGCGCAGCACAATTGTTGCAATCTCACCAGTACCCGGCGAAGGCAAAACTGCGCCATTTTCTACAGTAATGGTAGTAGCCGAAGCCGAAATGTCTCCCACCAGCGTTGTGACGCCGAAGTTTTTAAACACGAATGTACGTGTTTCAGGCATCAGCTACCCAACAAGTATTGCAAATAGTGAAGTGTTCCAGACGTCATCCTAAGCTGCACAGACGCGCCTGCTGGAAATGCTTGCGCCGTAGTATCTTCACGGCCACGTTCAACTGTTAACACGTCTCCTGTACGAGCAGTACAGTGCATGATCTCCCGTATGCCCTGCGCGTAGTCAACAACCGTAATTTTAAAAATCTCGTTAATGCCCGGACTCGGAAACGCCGCACCACCACCAGCCGAAACAGTGATTTGAGTTTGTGAAACACCGATATTAGTCGCAAGCGTCGTCGACGCATTGTTTGCAAACAGGTGTTTCCTAGAATCAATATACTCAGGCATGTCGAGTTCTTACCCTGTGTACATGATGTAGTACAGCGCGCGGTACGGCGGCACAGTGGCGATATTAGACAACGTGTGAGTATGCGCGCCATCCGACGAGATCGAGTGCGTGTGCGCGTTAGAGCCAGTACCGGCATTCTGTACAAGCTGCTGACCCGAGGCGCCGGTGTTGATGTAGCTGTAACCAGTGCCTTCCTCATTACCTGCAATACCTTTAGCGCCGCCAGCGCCAAAATTCTCAGCGTTGCCTTGCGACCCGCTAGTCCAGCAATACAGCTGGTGATTGTGTGCTGGGAGATCGTTAATAGTAAGCGTCGTACCACCAGTGCTGCCGGTATGTGTGTGCGCGCCGTTTGAGCTTGTCGTACCGCTAGCCGTAGCAGAGCCGCCAGTGGAGTTATAGGCATAGTCGTTACTGACGCCAATCACGAAACGACCACGAAGATCTGGCGTACCGTTAGTACCATCGCAAATTGACCAGCCAGCGGGGACGTTATTGATAGAGCCGTACCATAGCGTGATCATACCGACCACATACGCAATGCTACGAATCGTAGTAGTGTCGGCCTGAGTCAAAATCGGCGACCCAGAAGCAGTAGCACGGGTACCGTTAGTCGGCACAACAATCTGATTCGACGTATCGTTAGCTACTCCGCGTATCGGTACGTTGACTATCTGCCCGCCGTTGATCCTTGTAGACGAGCCAGTAAGAACGGCATCTATGATGTCGTTACCGTCCATGTCCAGATCGCCAGACATGGTGTCGCCACTACGTTGGACAAACTGTTCCATCGAGCCTTTTGTAAGCCTAAGCTCGACACGCGTCTGACCGGCCGTCCACGACTGCGCTGTTGTGCCTTCCTGCCCGCGCTGAACGGTCAAAAGATCGCTAGTACGGGACGTGCACTTTACAACCTCGATATCGCCAGATGAGTTTTCCAGCGTGGCCATAAACCAATCGCCACCACTCGGTGACGGAAACAACGCACCGTACCCAGCACTCACCTGAATAGTTGTAGATGCATTAGTTATGCTTGCAGCAAGAAGCGCACTGGCGTTGTTTGAAAAAATTTGTTTAGCCATTGTCAATCCTCAACTGAAAACTCGATGACATCTTTTTTCCTCTGAGTATTGTTAGTAGTCACAGTGAACGTGACTTTATACTCAGTATCAGCGAGTCCGTTTTCAGCGAAAAACGCAAATTTCTTCTTCGCCGCGTCAATGACGATGCCGTTTATCAGAAAGGCTGGTGTCGTAGTCGGGGTAACCACAGCGGTAACTGTAGAAATCTCTTCGCCTACTTCGAGAAAACGGGTGTAGTCAACACCGCGCTTGCGTTTTTCACCTGGGCGTTGCTTGTAGCGACCTAAAATCATGGCTTTATCCGTGTTGAAATAGCCGGCAAACGTACGCCGGGCGGCACCTTCGGGTAATTTGTACGAACCTCAGCACACAACTGATCTTTCGTATTCAACTTTCCACTAACAGTCAGCGAAAACACGGTACTGTCCGGTTCAGCGTCGATATAAAGCGCTGCCTCACCATCACCGCTGTTGACCATCAACAGGTTTACTTCCGATCCGGCAAGGATGTCTCCAGACAGAGTAAGAAGAACTGGGCCGCTCATATGCGGAAAAACCCCCCTTCTTCCGTGTTTGGGTAAATGTAGTACTTAATCCCCACCGGTTTAAACGGAGTGGTCACCAACGTATCCCTATCTATGTACGCAACAAGTATCGACGTAGCTTCAACGGTTGTGTGCTTGTAAATGATCGCTTGCGACACAAATCGATCGTCAGCCAGCAACGGAAACTCGATAGGATTGCCTCCGCAAATACCGTTTGTCGCCGTACGGCCAGTAATATCAAACGACGTTGCAACGCGCGTACCCAAAGGGATGCTGATCAAATACTGATTCGTAAAATCTGGGAGATACGCATCTGGAAGAAGTATTGCGCGGTACACCCCTGCCAGCCACGAGAGCTGTCCAGTCGCAAAAAGCTCACGTGCGTATGGGTATAACTGGCTCACGGCTCATTTCCCAAACCGCGGATAAGACCATGACTGCGCACCTGCCATGCCTTGTTTTGCAAGCCCAGCGTATTTCCCTATTGCTGAGCGGAAACGCTTGAGGTGGTACTGCGCACGAATTAAATCAGAGTACGCCTTTGCTGGATGACTGTAGAGCCTTCCAAGCGTTCCATCGAGCAACGCGTCATAGTGATGACTCGCCGCAATTTGGGGTAGTGTGGTTACGGTCTGCTTTGGCGTTAGCGCCACGTAAAATGTAAGAGCATCCTCGACCGTCGTTTTCGGCACCGGCCATAGGCATACATGATCAGCACCATCAAGCCAGTAACCGAGTACAGAAGTTGAGTCGTCTTTTGGCGGCTTACGATAAATCGCAGGAAGCGGGTTTCCGCTAAGCTCTACACCAAGAACTCGTACGATATTTGCGTACGCATCGTACGGAGACATGACGTACCGCTTTTTATCAGCCGTCAAGTCTCGTGGCCCTATCACTACGCGCCACGCAGTGCTTTGTTCGTAAAACTCACGCGCTGCGAGTATAAGTTCGCGCTTTACAACCTTCTGATTAGCGCCGGGAATCCGGGGCAATAGATCTTTCAGCCACGTCGACAGCGTGACATTACATTCATGCCCAGAAGCTTCAACGAGGATATCTTCCACGTGCGCTCCTTACAAACCCACGAGCATGCGCCTAAACTCGCCCATCAAAGTTATGGCGCGCCCATCATTCGTAAATTCGTCCTCGACAAGCTCGCCGCTTGCAGCAACGAAATACACGAGAGGTAGATAGAACTGCATCGGCAAGTCGAACTCTGCTGAAAGAGCTACCTGCCCATCCTCGATCTCGTCTATTTCGTCAGGATCGTCGTCTGGATCAGGATCAGTCGTGACGATTTCCGGGACAATGATCTTGTCCGTGTCGTCATCAAACCGGTCCCAAAAAGCATCGGGCCGCAAGCGCGCAAGCTCTTGCAACCCTCGATTCAACTTTGCCAGTAACGCGGTATTCGTGTACCGGTAGGGGGTGTCACTGTCTTGAAGAAGAACTCGCGCCTCATCAAGAATGTTTTGGTAAGTCTTAGCCATCCAGACCCCCAAAAGCCCCCGAGACCATACAGGTCTCGGGGGCATCAGGCCAACTCAGAAGTCAGGCGATTACTCGCCCTTCTTCACGATCGCACGGCCCATCGCAACGCCGTTCACAACCTTGCGACCATAGACCTGAAGGCCACGGAGCAGGTTCGAGAACGAGCGCTCAGAGCGCACCGTCTCCAGCTTGGTGAACTGCGACGCAAACGTCAGAGCGGCCGGTACACCGAAGAACACCGGGTACTCGTCGCTGTAGACGCCCAGCTGCGGCAGGTTGTTGGACAGGTAGAGCGTGAAGCGATCCACCATGCCCAGACGCCCGTTGCGCAGCATCGAGGTGCCGTCGCCAGCGAGCGAGGCATCGCGCAGCTCAGACTTCTTGATCATCGACGCCATCCACGCCGGGATCACGACGTAGCGGCCCGTCTCCGGCAGGTTCTGCTCGTCGAGCACCTGACCCAGATTGACGAGGAAGTCGACGACAGCCTGCGAAGTAGAGTCCGACACACCAGTACCGGCGCCCTCTTTGGCCGCAGCGATAAACTGCGGTGAGCCAACAACGCCAAGACGGATGTCGCCCGAGATCGCACCAGCGGCCAAACCGCGGTTTGCTGAGTTGATGTCGGTCGTGGACGACAGATAGGTCAGAACCTCACTGTCGATCGCGATCTTCATCTGCTCAGTTGCGTCCTCCGCCCAGATATCCATAAGCTGGATATCCGACTGGATCTCCATCACGTCGTCGAGCGCAAGGTTAAAGTACTTCGCCCTGTCAATCTGCAGCTCGACGATGTTGCTCGACGGACGCTGAACCGCAAGGTCCATGTTCGCCTGATAATCAGCAATCGTGATCGTCGGACGCGTACGAATCTTTACCGTGTCGCCCTGATTGCGGATCTCGCCTTCGTAGTCCGTATTGGCAATGGCCGAAAAGACCGTCGCCTTGTAGAACTTCTCAATGAGTTTGCCTGACCAAATCTCAGGGATGAACGTACCAGCATAAGCCGGTGATGGGTTACTACCAGCCCACGGTGTACCTACAATAGGAAATGGCATGTTTGATTACTCCTGAAAAAGTACGGTTCGCGTTAGCGAATACGCCCTTCGACCTGCGCTTTGAAGATGTCCTGTTCGATCTTCTTGGCATCATCTGGACGCTTCGCGTATTTCCCCGCACTGAGATCAGAATAAAATTTCTGAATCTCGGGGCGGGTCCAAATCCGCTTACCGGCTCCTTCCTGAGCGCCTGCTGTCCCCTGCTTCGGAGCACCGGGGGCCGTCAGCGAGCTTAGCGAAACTTGTGGTGCAGACTGATCTGCAGCAAGTGGCGTGGTCGCAGACGGGGTCACAGCCGCGTTTTCCCTTAGATAGCCTTCAAAAAACGCAACAACGCGCGGTCCGTCATTGCGCTGATATGCAATGTTGAGAAGAGTGCCGCGCTTCTGTCCAGAAAACGGATCGACTTGATCCAGCCACTCGATAAAATTCGGATCGACATCGAGCTGCTGCCAAGTCGGTACACGTTCCGTAAGAAGCCGGTGTACTTTCTCGCGCTCAGTCTCTTCGACCTTGCGCGCTGCAGTCGAGACTTGCGCCTCAACTTCCTGAACCTTTTTTGCGACCGGCGTAATTGTGTTTGCAATACGCTGGTCGACATCTGGCACGACAGCTTCACGAGCTGCGCGCTTCACAAAATCGTAAAGGTCCGCGCCAAACTCGGCGACTTCTTCGTCGCGTACAAGCTTAGATACGGACGGCTTTTGCTGCGGCTCCTGCTGCGGTGGCATAGTCGATAGCAAACGCTGTGTAGCCGCCAACTGATCAGCAAGCTGCCGAATCTGAAGCGACTGCTCTTTGATTTGATCTTGAAGCCGAGGAACCTCCGCGTTGTACTTGCCCTGAAGCACCCGGTACCGCTGCTCCCAATCAGTTGGTGCGGTAGGTGCGGTAGGTGCGGTAGGTGCGGTAGGTGCGGTAGGTGCGGCAGTGGGCTCAGTAGAAGCGGCAGTAGGCTCGGCAGAAGCGGTGGGTGCGGTCGTGTTTTCAGTAGACGACTCCGCAGCAGCTTTCTGCGCTTTGGCGTATTCCTCAGCGATCTGATTTGCGCGGTCGATCTGTTTGCGAACGGAGCTTGGGAGAGCACTCATGTGTATTCTCGCGGGTTACTTGAATTTGATAAGCGTGTCAGGAGCCGTACGAATCGTCTCAAGCACCGCTTCGCAGTAAAGGGCCTCGCCCTGCGCCCTATGGCACGGAGCCCCTTCTGACCGCAACGAGAGCTTGACCGCGTTCAGCATGTCTTCCTGTATCGCCTCGACGAAAACCTTGAAGTCCGAGTTACCGCGCAGGTTCGTCAGCGCCTGCGTGAGTTCCTTAGTCGGTTTCACTCAGCCACCGGCTTTGTGCTTACCGCCACCGTGTCCCATCGAAACGCCAGACGTCCGATCGATCGGCAGATCGCGGTTGCCCTTCGTATCGCCGATGAACTTGCTGCTGGGGCGACCGGCATGGCCTTCACCGGAACCGCCGTGGTTCATCTGGGTGAGGTTGTGATTCATGTCACGATTGCCCTTTGTGTCGCCAATGAACTTACTGCCCTTCATGTATGAAACTCTCCTAGCACGTGTGTGGAGGGGAACCATGTAATTCGGAGCGTACCCGAATCGGAGACTATTGACAAATCAGCACTTGTGGTTCTTGACCAGCTTCGACGCCTTGCCACGGGAGACATACCCCCCGTCCTTGTAGCCGCGCACAGCCTTACGCTCGATATCGTCGATCTGCTT